GAACGATTCTGACCCCTGTTGCTTTCAGAAATCTTTCGCTTGTGTTCCTCCGATAAATGTTTACCGTAATTAGGATTCTTCTCTCCCTCATGAGAAACGGACATTTTCAATCTTGAGCGTTCGGAAAACTGTTTTCTAAAATACAATCCTCCGCTCTCATTATTGAAACCCTTTGAGGAACAGGTTGTGTCAAAAAGTGTTATATAATATTTTTCTTTTTCACTCGCTTCCTGTTCATTCAAGCCCTCTGCCACGATTTCTTTTGCAATACTATCCCAGCCAGAAGTCTGAATGATTTCCCACAGCTCTGGATTAAATCTATATCCGTTGCCGTTGTTGAAACGAGCTTTCAAGGAGGTCGAAGTAACACCAACATATTTCCTCCCGTCTGGTGCTGTAAGAATGTAAACCTTGTATGTTCTCACTTTCTATACACCACCTTGTCTTTTGACACCACAGCCGTGTATCTGCCTGTCATACGATAAATTGTTGCGTCCTCCATATTCGGAATAGGATTCAGCATGGTTCGGGTGAACCCCAGCTTGGAAAGCTGTTCGTCAACGAAAGCGGCAATCTCTTTACATTCCGCTTTCTTCCCTTTGGTCTTGTTCGAGTAGACATTCAGCTCATACATCACGCTCACATGGTTCTCATTGTTTTCCGTGGTCTGCGTGTTGCGGTACATCTGATTATCCATTTCAATCAAAGACACACACGGGAAAGACGAGGGAGATTTCACATATTCGCCGACCATGTAAATCTTGGGGTACTTTGTCCGTACCGCCGCCGACACGGTGGAGAATAGTTCTTCTTCAATGTTTATCATCTATCCGAACACCTCCCTCACGATACTCGCTATCTCGTTACAAACGGTCTGTACAGCTTGGTACATTGGCATTTTGGCAGGAGTACCATGTGTCATTTTCAGAACTTCGTCCTCATAAAATCCCCACACGTTCTTCTTGCCGTTGCCTTTACCGAAACTGCCGATTGTGAATCCCAGCTCTGCTCCCCTTGGGTGGGGAGAAGAACCGACAGAACCGTTATGATACACACCAGCACCGAACTCAACCCATATGGCGTCCTCGCCGCTCGCTATGACAAGCGATACGTTTGACTGATTATCTACCGACACGCTCACCTCTGCGAGCCTTGCGCCGCCGCTGTTCTGCAACAGGTCGTCCACAACCGCCCCTCGGAAACCGCTTCGTGCTTCATCAGCCAAATGTTCGGCAACCTTTTCTCGGAGCAAATCAACTTTCCGCAGGAAATCCTGCTTGTACTGGTTCAATTCACGGATAGCTCTGTCAATCTCACTTTCGGACAATCCGAAACTTATTGTCGTTTTACCCATTACGTCACGCTCACTTTGCTTATAGCCAGAGCCACGCTGTTGATACTCTTGGCGACTTTTTTCACGATATAGTCATACGGAGTGATAACCTCTCCGCTGTCGTCTACCTCAAGTGCGCCAGTTTCATCAAGCTGGGGGACGGTATCAATCCAGAGAACTGTATACTCGTCAATCGGTGGAGCTTCGTTATCCATGACAAGCACCTTGTCGTAGGTTTCACTCTCACCGAACTGCCGTGTCTGGGTTTCACCCTTTGCGGCAGAGATATTCCCCATGTACTCAATCGGGTTTCCACGAACAATCTCAAACTGTCCTGTGGCGTTTCCGTACTCGTCCGTGATTTCCGTCCTGCCCTCATACAGAGAGTAGAAGAATTTCGTCTTGTTTCTCTCCATACACTTCATTTCATCACCCCGCAATTCGGAGTGATTGCTTTCAGCATAGAGGACGGCACATCTGCGTTTTCGTAGCTCCTTGAGATACCATTCTCGGAGTGGCTTGTCTGCCCCTCCGCACCTCGCTTATTCAGCAGATAAGCGGCAATCTCTAATTGAAGCGTTTCATACTCTGTCGGAACGTCCGTCACGGTATTGTCAAACGGATAAGCCCTTGCAATGATTTTCTTACCAGCAATCAAGAGGTAGGTGGATAACACGTCGTCGGTGTCAGAGCCACCAATCATAGCCCGTAAAGCTGTCAGCTTCTCGTCCTCGGTCATGTTCCCCTACCTCCTTTCATTAGCCGTTGGCAACAGTAATCTTGACTGCCTTGGTTGCGTCAGTCAGAGCCGCAAGATAATACTTTCTGCTCCAAATGGTGTTCTGACGAATATCGCCGTTTCTGTCCTGCTCGACCTCAACACCCTTTTTGTTGAAAAGAGTGACCGCTTCTCTGGTTGCAACTATAATCGTATTCGCCACAGCGTCTTTCTTGGTGAACAGGTTCACACCAGCAACCGTACCAACGTAGCCAGTACGAGCAAAGCTCTCAACGTACTTCAAATCCTCTTTCAGATTCTTGCGGAGAGCCGCCATGTCCGTGGGAGCAACGAAAGCGAACGCCAGCGGAGCGACCTTTGCAGGGTCATTGTCCGTAGCTTCGATATTGAGCTTCGCCACAGCGTCAGCAAACGCCCCGAAGTCAATAGCACTCGCCGTTACCTCGGCGGTAGCCTTGTTGAACTCTGCGAAAATGTCTGCGTTGACCGTGTTAAACATATCCGTACCCATGTGGCGAACGCCGACAGGTACAAGCATGGGGTCGGTCATTTCCTGCTCGTCGTAATACTGGAACTTGTTCTGCGCCATGAGGATAGTGTACTCATACGGAGAGTAAGTTACCTCGATAGACTTGGTGTTACCCTCGCCCATACCGAGCTTCTCCGTACCATCCGTAGCTTCATAGCGGTTAATCTTACGGGTCATGCCAGCCGTACCCACAAGGGAATTGTCAACAGTACAGAACTGCTGTAAATCCAAATGGGAATTGTACTGGTCTTCAATCTCATTGGAGAGATAGAAATTGTCATAAATCTTATGAGCCATTATTTATTTACCTCCTGTGATTATTCACCGCCGCCTGTATCACCAGCGGAGGTGTCGTTGTAAAGTGCTTTGTACTCCTGCGGATTCTTCACAGAATACTCATAGCGTTCCTGCGGAGACATCTTGCGGAGCTTGTCAAGCGTCATTGTCTTGCTGTCGCCGTCGCCTGTCGGCTTCGGTGTATCTTTAAGGGCTTCCGCACGAACTTTCTTTGCGTAAGCGTCGAGGTGCTTCTTCTGGTTCGCCATAACTTTTGCCATGTCACCGCTCGCCATAGCTTCGGCGGTATCGTCAGCAAGTGCTTCCTCATAACCCAGAGCGAGCAACTGCGCCTTGTTCTCGGAAACCGTCGTCTTATGGAGCAGAGCTTCATAATCCTTTTGGAGCTTTTCACGTTCCTCGGCTTCCTTGGCTTTTGCCTGTTCGTCCTCGGTCATTTTCTCTCGCAACTGCTTTTTATAATCGGCGGCTTCACTGTTGCTCTTGGAAAGAGCGGTTTTCAGACGCTCCACCTCTGCGGAATCGTCTTTCGGCATTGTGACAGATTCAAGGGCTTTCTCGATTTCCTCAAGCGTCATACCCTCCTTGTAAGCGTCACCCAACAGGTCTTTGATGTTCATACGAAAATCCTCCTTTGCGTTTAATCGGTGGTTCACTCCACTCTGTTTTCCGTTTTTAGGTGTTTTCCTCACCCTGCGTTATTAGGCGTTCCCTCGCCGTATATCAAGCGGCTTGCGCCGCAGACAACCTATTCCTTATCCCCATTGTCGGGGGTATTCCCATTATCAGCGATGGAAAACTGTTCCTGCACCTTTTCCTGCTGTTCCTCGTAATACTTCATGCTCATTGTGTAAGCGGCGTTGGAATCGCTGAACATTCCGCAATGCGCATACGCCAATTCGGGGTGAATCTTCGGATTGTTGAGCATGGAGATAAGCACTTGCGATTTTGTCTGAATATTCTCGTAATTCCTACGGGTGAATTTCAGCTCAATATCTTTCAGCCCTATATCCAAATCAGCAAGGTCACGGCAGATACGAAGAACCAGCTTGAGCATTTTCTTCTCGGAACGCTTGAAGATAAGCTCACTGTCCTTTGCCCGTGCTTCTGCCAAACTCCACCCGTCACGGAGCAATACCGCCGCTCCCGTATCGGAAGTGGAAGAACCGCCGTTGCGGTTCGGCATACCGCAGATTGTCAGCACGGCGTTGTAGCAATCGTCCTTGAGTGTCTGCGTCTGGTCTTGGTTCAGCTCTTTCACAATGAGGTCAACGTCAATATTGCCGCCGTTGTCATTCGGTGGAATAAAGATTGCTCTCTTTTCCAGAAACTCGTCGAACTTCTCCTTGTCAATCTGACACCCGACGAACTTCCAAAACGCCTGTATGAACTGCTCCACGCCGTCCATACGGTTGCTCCCCACGTTGTTAATCATGTCGAGAAGCGGAAGCACAATCTCGAACGAGCCGAGCCGTGCGTTATTCGCTGGGTACTCGAAAATAGGTATCATGTCGAGGGCATGAGGTTTGCTTTCAGCAATCAGCCCGTTCGAGATAAGCCAGTAATGATTTTCCGTGTAAACGGAATAGTGCATAATCTCATCGTCGTCTTTACTGTACTTGACACCCATGAGTGGCTTGTTGCCGATTTCATTGGAATAAACCACGAACGTATCTCTGGGGTCGAGCGTGTAAAGCTCGAACGGAGCTTCATCTTCCTCGCCCTTTTCGTCGGGGAGAACCATGCGGAACGCCGTTCCACAAATCATCTGCCACTCGACTATTTCTTGGTCTTGGCTTGCCTTGTCCTCTGCAAACATAAGCTCGTTGAGGGAATTGATTGCATTTACGGTCTTTTCGTCGCCGTTCCTGCTCACATACTGGATAGGTTCGCCGCAGAGATAACCGACCTTGAACGACACAATCTCGTTCGCCCTGTTCTCCACAACCTTGTTGCAAATCTCTGGACGGGATTCTTTGACACGGTGCAGAATCGGTTGGTCGCCACGGTAATATTTCCAGAGGTAGTCAATCTCGCTTCGGTTCAGTTCATGCACAGCCAGAGCCTTGAAAAGCACATGAATGATATTGTCGTCCGTAATCGCCTTGACGCTGGTTTTGATAACCCTGCGCCCGTGCATGGGACGAGTTTCGGACAGGCTCTTGCTTTCATCAACTGTGTTTGCCACGATTGCTTCCTCCTTTCTTGCAACAAAAATAGCGCATGACTGTTCGAGCCTAAAGCTCTCGCAATCATGCGCCACACACTTTTACTTTATACATTATACCACAAGATATGGCGTTTGTCAATCCCATCTGACACATAATATAGCATTTTGTGTTGAAAA